TCTTCTGGCTGACGAAGCACCGCCTTGAGCGGCCGTCCGTGCATTCAACGCGCGTGAGGAACTCGAAGCCCATGATGGCGACGAAGCGTCCCCACTTGGCGTCGTCCGGGTGATTTTCGATTGCGAACAGGGTTGCGTCAGTGCACTGACGGAAGTACGCCCATTCACGCTTCATGCGCTTTAGGACGCTTGGAGTGAACTTCGTGGAATCCACGTCAAGGTGCATGACCACCATTTGCTTGCCTGCTGCGTCGCGCATGTCATGGATGACGGCACGGTACTCAGGGCATGACAGAGCGTCATAGGCCTTGTGGAACTCAAAGTCCATCGAGGCGCTCTTCGATCTTTCTGACTGCCTCGACCAACAGGGTGATTGCCTGAGAGATGCGACGCAGCTCTTCGGCCAAATAGATCTTTTCGCTCCCAGGGAGCACTGGAGGGGCGCCAACTCTGTATTCGCGAAGTGTCATCTTGATCCCGTGATAGTCAACTCGAAGTCAAATCCGGTCAGACTCATGGTCCTGTAGTCCGGATATTCGATATGTACGCTAAGGAACCGACCGGCGGCTGTGAAGTCCAGCTTGTAGTTCGCGGCGGCATCATAGGTCATCGGCTCGCTAAAGACAGCGGGCACAGTCGGGTAATCCGTCACACCGACACGGAACACCATGGGGCTGGCATCGATGTCTAGGCGTCCCTGAGGCCAAATGCTCGTGAGGACCTTGTAGCCCCTCAGCTCGGCTCCAAGCTCGTCAAGGTCGATACCGTCCCTGAAAAGCATTCCTGGCCTTGTCGCCACTGTGTCAACGTCCGTGGAGAGATTTGAGCCATCGCCATAGTCGTCACGGGCATAGATGCGGGAGGTCAGACCTCCGCCAGCTTCGCCTGCATAGACCATGGTGCGCTTGAAGCCGTCCTCCAGGTCCTGCCATGTGCCTCCGGCGGTATCCCATGACGCAGACACGTTGTCCCAACGCTGTGTGCTCAAGGCAACCTTGGCGTACCCTGAGCTAAACACCAGAGGGAGGTCGTCGAACGTCCAGGTTTTGGTCGGGAGATGGAAGACGGCGGCTCTGTTGCACCCCAGACCGTTGACGGCCACGTATTGGTCACCGGACACGTAGTGGAAGCTGATGGTCTTCTTTGCCGGGTTGTAGGATGTGAAGAACCGGGCAGCGTAACGAGCGTTGAGCGAGTTGAAGATGAACTTCCTCACTCGACCGTTGGCAATGCTCTCGCTGGACAAGCCGTCATGACGCCAGATATCATCAGCGCCGAACACGTAGTGCTGGTTATCGACCTCGACAACACAGTTCGTTCCGATGGCACCCTTGGAGAACGGCAACGGGCGGTATGAGTAGACGGCAAAGCTGCCATCGGCGGTCATAGCCCATGTTTCGCTGTTGGAATAAATGATCATCGAGTTGCCAAGCTGTTGAGCTTCGACAATCTCTCCGTTCATTTCCGTGAGTGGGTTCTCGGTGGCGTTAGTGGTCGGGTCGGCTTCGTCCCATGAAGGAGGTTCGGCACCAACTTCTGCGACAATGTCGGAGGTCTTCACCAACGTGGGGAAGCGAATGCCATCCTTTGTGACGTTGAAGGCTACCAGGGCACTCGAATATGACCTGATAAGCCTAGCCCTCCAGCTCGGGTCCCAACCCGGCACCTCAGTGAACCGCACGTCCGATGGATGAAGCATCCACGGCTCTCGGTCTTCACGGTTGAGATAAACGACATTGGCTAGAGTAGCTCCAGACCACTGTGATTCTGTCTCGGTCGGCTCATAGCCGTCAAGGGACACGTCAAACGTGGCTGTAGGTGCCCAATCCGTCACGGTGCCATCAAGGCTGCCAACGTAAATTGACGTTGAGCGATCCGCTTTGTTGGCGACGTACACGAAACGTGGGTTTCCATTTCCGAGAGGATCACCAACGGAACGCCAAACGGGAGCCGAAGTGATCCTTCCGTCCTCGAAGCGAACGTTGATTCCCATTGACCAGGCACCCAAAGGGAGGTCGAACGGGTCAACGTCCGTGATGACTCCGAACTTGTCCAATTGACGGAGCTTAGGGAGGCTCATAGCACACTCCAGTGGGGGCACGACAATGGTGATGTTGAGTGACCTGCACTGGGTGCGCAGTGCGAAGCCGAAGCTTCGTCCGAGGCGAGGCAGGTACGTTCTTTAGAGAGCTTTAAAGAGACTTTAGAGTATCTTTAGAGTAGCTTTAGATCTCTAAAGGTATCTCTAGAGAATATGCTATATGAATAATCATAGTAGTCTGCTCTAGAGGAAGCTTAAGGAAGCTAAAGATCTCTAGAGAGCTATATAGCTCCCCCTTACCCCCTCACGGATGTGAGGAATCGGGGGTGCCGACCCACGCACCATGGGTGCTGAGGGCCGGTCTTAATGCTCGACGACCGAGGTATTAAGCCAAACGGATGATGTAATTCACCGCCATGGATGGCTGGACGTTGTTGTGAGCTACGCTACCGCCAGAGCTGTTGGTGGTGTCCATGCCGTTTCCGCTATTGAGGCGGACACCGGTCATGGCTGCGTTAGATGATGGTTGATGCCTGGACATAAAGAATCCACCGCCACCTGAAGCTTGCAAGTTCGTATTTTCGTCAGTCCACAAATCCATTTGCGGATTGATGACGTGGTTATGCCCTGGGTCCCAAATGCTTGCGGAATGGTAGTGCGACGGCATTTGATCGGAGGAGAGCTTGTGGGTGTCCGAGCCGAAGATGGCTCCAAGGATACCCCTGAGCTTGGCATCAATGCTAGCGAGCCTGCCAGGGCTGGAAGCACCTCCCATGCCGCTCTTGCCCACCAGGGAGACCTCCTGGAAGTTCGGTAGCCCGAACGTGCTGGTTCCGTTGCCGGCGCCGTATAGGGTCCCAATGCGCGCAAAGAGAGCAGCGAAGTCCGCACGGGACACGGCTGTGCCGTTGCACCATGCCCAGATGCCTTCCTCAGCCGGAGGGAGCACGTCAGAGGGCCACAGCAGGATGCTGCCGATCGGTGCAATACCTCCCCCGGAGAAGCTCTTGGCTCCTACCTGACCGGCGAATGTGCCTCCCTGACTGTTGACGACCAGGGTCGGGTTGCCAGCGACGGTGAAGCCAATCTCGTCAGTCTTCGGGCTGTAGACGCCCGTGGAGGCGTTATCGCCCCATAGGAGGCTCGGAGCGTCCACAGCGCCGTTAGGGAGCTTGAGGGGCTTCGTGCCCTGGACGAACCCTGTGAGGTCTGAGAGGTCCTCATGACTGGCTGTGACCTCCCCGCGAACGTTGGGGAACGTGCGCTTGAGCGCCAGCTTGATGCCACGAATGTGGTCGTCGCCGTTAACGAGCGGGTCCGAGACCCCTGGGTTGTCCGGGGATAGGCTGTCGAGATAGTTAAAAGTTTCGAGTGGCACAGCCCCTCCCTGTTGTCGCAGTGGCACCGGGGGTGCGTCACTCGCGTCCCCCTGGAAAGATGTACGTCATTTTGGCTAAGGCGCTGTTAGTACTCAGGAAAGGGCGAAATCTAGCTTGGACCCCTGGTGCGCATAGGGGGTGTTACGCTCTTCCGGCCGCGCGGCTCCACGCCACACCAGAGCCACGGTCCTCCAGGGACCCGGGACACCTGGGACCGGGGGGTGACTCGCACCTCGGCAGTCGAACAACGGCGAAGCCCTTAACAACTTTTTTCGAAAGCCCCGCAGGGCCGAATTTTTCGGGCTCCTGGTCTGGAAAAGAGTCCCGCAAATAACCCCGCCTTTATACCCCGCGCCAGGCCTAAGCCGTTGATATCGTTAGGCCCATGACGGACTGCTTATCCGTCATCGCCCTCACGCCAGTCCTGACCTGGGTATTCGTCTTGCCGTTCCGCGGTATCACGGAATGTTACAGTTTGTTGCGAGCGTTACCTGAGCGCAGGCCTCGATCACGAATTGTTACACTCGGTTACAGCTTGTGATGCGAGTGGTTCGCAACGCTTCGTTGTTCAACCTGATAGCGCTGAGTTGCCTGTTGGCCTTGGGCGCCTAGAGCGCTCTTGAGTTCCCGTTGCCGCCTGTTAGCTGCTTGGTAGTTGCTTGGTAGTCGCCTGCTTGCTCTGACCTCTTGCGCTTTGCTGTCGCCTGCGAGTCGCCTGGTAGTTGCTTGGTAGTTGCGGCGATGACATGGCGATGACGGCTTGGCCTGGCTTGGCCTGGCGATGACGGCTTGGCCTGGCGATGACATGGCGGTGAGGGCTTGGCCTGGCTTGGCCTGTCGATGCCGGCTTGGCCTGGCGATGACGGCTTGGCCTGGCTTGGCCTGGCGATGACGGCTTGGCCTGGCGATGACATGGCGGTGAGGGGTTGGCCTGGCTTGG